TCATGCTAGACCGGCGCACCTCCGGGCCCCAGTTCGCCAGCGTCGCACCCCATCGGTTGAGCGTACTCGCCGACGGCTACCGCGAGCGCCACATCCTGATCCTGGGACGCGAACCCGGCCGCCACGATATCTGCCCCTTGGTGGAAGCCTTCCTTGCGCGCGGTCGCACCGTGCAGATTGAGACCACGGGCGGCTTCAAGGTTGAAGCCCCGGGCGCATGGGTCAGCCTGCGCGCTCTGCCGACCCGCCGGACGGACGGTATTATCCCTGACGCGGTCGCACGCGCCAACGAGGTGCTGGCCACGATCCGCTGGAAGACCGATCTCGACCGCATTGAGCTTCTGTTCTCCGCCCGCGGCACGCCGGTATGGTTGAAGCCGTCCGCATTTGCCGAGTCATGGGTCTATCGCCAGTGCGTTGCGGTCGCCACGCGACACACCGGTTGGCGGGTCACTCGTACAGCACGGCAACCGATGGATGCCTGATGGCAGGTCCCGGACGTCCACCAAAACAACCTGAGATCCCGACGCGGGTGCGGGACGCATCCGACCTCGAGAAGGCGCGCAAGCATAGCGTCAAGGCCATGGCGTCCACCAAGACATCGCACAAAGCCATCGCCGACATGCTGGAGATCAGCCAGACCGAGTTGCGCCGCCGCTACGCCAGCGAGTTGAAGCACGGCCTGGATTACGTCTATGCCAAGGTGTCCTTGAAGCTGGTGCAGGGCGCTATGTCCGGCGACATGCGCGCGATGCTCGCTTGGATGCGGCATTGCGGTGGCTGGCAGGAGGTATCTCGCCGGGAGATAACGGGCAAGGATGGCCAACCAATCAACATCCAACACCTCGACGATATTGCGCTCAGTCAAATCATTGGGGCTATTAGATCGACGAAGCTTGTTGGCCGAAGCCGAGGCAGAACTGGTTCGGAGATCGAAGCAGATACAGGAGAAGTCGTCGATATGGACTCCATTTCCGGGTCCACAGACGAGGGCGATGAAGAGTGAAGCCGACATCGTGTTCTTCGGCGGCGCGGCAGGTGGCGGAAAAACTTTTTTGCTCCTCGGTGCCGCCGGCACACAGCATCGACGCTCACTCATATTCCGTCGTGAGTATAAGCAGTTAGAGGACATTCGCGAAAAGGCCGAGCGGATGTACTCCGACATCGGCACATTCAATGGCCAGCGAGAACTGTGGCGACTGACCCACGACGGCGTCAAGCGGCGCGTCCGCTTCGGCGCCATGCAATTGCCAGGCGATGAGCAGGCATATCAGGGGCAGCAGCAGGATTTTTACGGCTTTGACGAGATCACCCACTTTCAGGAGACGCAGTTTCGTTTCGTGACGGGATGGAACAGGTCGGACATTCCCGGCCAGCGGTCGCGTGTTATTGCTGCGGGAAACCCACCGACGAATGCGGAGGGTTATTGGGTTATTAAGTACTGGGCGCCGTGGCTGGACCCGAAGTATCCCAAGCCGGCAAAGGACGGCGAACTGAGGTGGTTCGCACAGATCAAAGACAAGTACAACCGGATGTCCGATCTCGAGGTGGACGGTCCAGGAGATATAACCATCCCCGGCGAGAAGTATCCGGTCAAGCCGCGCAGCCGGACATTCATCCGCGCGTTCCTCACCGACAACCCGGTCTACATGGCCAGCGGCTACATGTCGGTCCTGCAGGGCATGCCGGAGCCGCTGCGCAGCCAGATGCTGCATGGCGACTTCATGGTCGGCCACGAGGATCATCCGAAACAAGTCATCCCCACTGAGTGGGTCCTGCTGGCGCAGAAGCGATGGTATCCGAAAGAGTTCCTGGACAAGCGGCAGCGGCTCGACACGCTCGGCGTGGACGTGGCGCGCGGCGGCAAGGACTCAATGGTCATCACCCCGCGCTACGGCACGTGGTTCGACGAGCAGAAAATCTACCCGGGCAGCGAGACCCCGGACGGCTTTGCGTCGCTGCAACTGGTCGTTGACGCCATACCGCAGGGCGAGCGGCCGAACATCAACATCGATGTCATCGGCGTCGGTTCTGCAGTCTTCGATCTGGCCAAGGGCAGCGGCTTGCACGCCTTCGCCATGGACGCGCGGCAGACATCGTTCGCCCGGGACTCATCCGGCGCGCTTGGATTCACCCGAAAGAAATCCGAGTGGTGGTGGAAGATGCGCGAGGCGCTCGACCCGAACCTGGGCGATGACCTCGCGCTGCCGCCGGACCGTGAGTTGCTGGCTGACCTGACGGCACCGCGCTACGAGATGAAACTGAACGGCATCCAGGTCGAGGACAAGGATGACCTGATCGCGCGCATCGGTCGCTCACCGGACCGCGGCGACTCGTGCGTTTTGGCTCACGCTCAGTCAGCACTGCCGATCGCCACGCACCTACTCTAGGGGCTGCCGATGGCAATGGGCTTCAAGGACTTTTTCAGTTGGCGCCCGCGCAAGGTAGGCCGACCGACGAAGGAGCCGTCGCGAGAGTCGATAGCCTGGCCGAACCTGACTCTGCTCGGGCAGAACCAGAGCACTCAGGCTCAGCGCGTCGTCTACAAACCGAGCCCGAAGAACCTCCGGTACTTCAGCAATACGCCAATGGCGCGGCGCGCGATCAATGCCATCCGCAACCCCCTGACGCAACTGGACTGGGAGATCGCCCCGAACAAGGGCATCAACCTCAATAGCGAACTCGAACGGCAGATCAAAGTCGCGACGACATGCCTCTCCCTGCCGAACCACGACGACAGCTTCAACACCTTATTGATGATGCTGATAGACGACATCTGTTGCGGCGCAGGAGTATTGGAAATTGGCACTACTGGGTTTGCTGACCGGCCAGTATTTCTTTGGCCTGTGGATGGCCTATCTGTCCACATCTATCCTGGCTGGAACGGCGCTAAGAACGAAGCTCGATATCTCCAGACGGTCGGCTACGGCGGAAGTTATTCAGTTGGATTCACGCCGGGCGTAAAGATGCGTGACGACGAGATCGTCTACATCCGGCCCAACCCCACGACGGCTTCCCCATTCGGCTTCGGCCCGCTCGAGATCGCCTTCAACTCCATCGGCAGTCAGCTTGCCACGGCGAAGTTCGCCGCGAAGTTGGCCGGGAACGCCTTGCCGCCATTCATGCTGGACTTGGGCGAGGTGTCTAGCCGCGTTGTCCAGACATGGCGCAGCTACTGGACGAATGACGTCGAAGGCGAGGGGAAGATCCCCATCATCGGCACGGAGTTGGTGGACGGCCAAGCGGGAGCGGGAAAGACGCGCGGGCTGAACGTCCAGAAGCTCTACCCCGAAGGCGACAAGGCGCTCTATCTGGCCTACCAGGAATTCCTGCGCACCGAGATCGCGGCTTCCTTCGACCTGTCCAACATGTCGCTGAACGTCGAGCGTGACGTGAACCGGTCGACCGCTGAGAGTTCCGACGAGCGGGAGTGGATACAGGCGCTGCGGCCAATGGCGCGCATGATCGCCTGGGGCCTGACACGACAGGTAATATGGCGAGCGCTTGGCTTCTCGCAGATACACTTCAGGTTCAAGGGCATTGAGCGCGAGGATATGGACCGCACCTCGCAAATCCTGACGCGCTATTACGACAGGAACATTTACACACCGAACCAGATACGCGACAAGCTCGGAGAACCGCCCGACGACAGCAGTTGGGGCGAGATGCACAAGGTCGATATGGACATTGCCCTGGCAGCGGCGCGCGGCGTCGGCATTGTTGATGATCCGAATTTAGCAATCGACAAAAAGAGACCCCAGCAACCTCCAGTAAAGCCGAAGGTTAGCGCATCAGGCTTCGCCTATGAAGAATAGTCTCCGACTAGGCCGTGACACGCCATGGCTACTCACGCTTCTCACGATAGACATCCACGATCCGCCTAATCAGGTCGGATACGCTGATGCCCAACCTCTCCGCTTCCTTCTTCAGAAACTCGGTCTGCGGGTCGGTCAAGCTGATCATCGTTCGGTGCATGGTGGCCATACGCACCACATAGGGCACGCAAGTGCATACGTCAAGTCCTCATAGGAGGCCCCGATGGGCATTAGCTACAAAGACGTCTACAGCCCGGACGGCCAGGGGCTGAACCTGTTCGACCGCGTCAACATCGGCACGGTTACGGTGACATGTCCGGCGGCGGCCACTTCGGCGGCAGCGACAGTCACGGTCACATGGGGCGAACCGCTGATGACGCCCTACTTCGTCAAAGCATCACCTATTGAGGATGCCGTTTACTACTTCACCGCGAGGACGACGCTTGGCTGCATGATGACCGTCACCTCCCGGCTGGCCACCAACACGCTAGCCGGCGGACAGGTCGAAGTCCTCTTCATCTCCTAAAGGAACACACGCATGGGCAAGCCGTGGGCTGACAAGGACCGCATTCCCTATCCGCTGGACGATGGCGATCCCGACGGCGGGCCATGCTCCGGCACGGCACCGCCCTACCAGGATCAGTGCGGCGAAGAGATCAAGAAGTCGCCATCTGGCGAGAGCGGCACGTCGAATATGAAGAACGACTAAGAACCACGCACGGAGTTTTCGTTAAATGGCCGCTCCCCTTCCTACCTCGTATTATGTTGGCATCGGAACGGCT